GACCTTCATTTAGTATGTTAATTGCAGCATTTTCATCACGGTCTAAGTATGTTCCACATTCAGGACAAGTCCAAAAGCGTTCTTCTAATTTAAGGCCTTTGTACTTGAATCCGCAACAATGACAAAGTTTACTAGAAGGATAGAATGTTCCTATCTTTATATATTGTCTATGTTGTTCGTTAGTTTTGTATGTTATCATATTGCAGAAACTTCCAAAAGAAGCGTCTTGTAAAGATTTTGCAAGTTTATGGTTTTTTAACATGTCTTTAACATTTAAGTCTTCGCTAACAATGACTTGGTTTTCGTTCACTATTTTTCTTGACCATTTATGTTGAAAGTCTTTTCTTTGATTCTTAATTTTTTCATGAAGTTTAGCAAGTTTCATTTTAATTTTTTTGTAGTTCTTACTAAACTTTTTGCATTTAGATAACTGCCTTTGTGTTTTCTTTATTTTGTATTCAGTATTTCTATAATACTTAGGATTTTCAATTACTTCTCCACTATCAAATATAACAAAATCCTTTAAACCTAAATCGAAACCACAAGCTTCAAATTTTGGTTCTATATAGTCTGAATCAGGAAGTTCACAACATAATGAAGCAAAATACTTGTTTGTAGAAGTTTTCTTAATTGTTATATTGTAAATGTGTATTTTAGACCAATCTTAATTATTGTAGTTCCTAAATTTAATTAAACCGAGTTTAGGTACTTTAATATGTTCATAGTTTTCAATTCTTATGTCATATCCTTTACTTGTCTTTGTAGATGCTATCCTAAATGAGTCTTTTTGTCCTTTTTTATGAAACTTTGGAAATTTCTGTTTAGCCTTAGAATTACCTTTTAAAGAATTAAAGAAATTGTTGAATGCTGTCATACAGTCCATATAACTATTTGCTAACGCTTGCGAAGGAACTTTTGTAAGGAACTTCCATTCTTCTTTAAAACTCTTCAAATTTGGATTAAAACTTAACTTATAGTCTTCCCATAACTCTTTCTTTAAGGCTAGAATATGATTATATACAAATCTGGAACAACCAAGAGTTCTATCTATAAGAACTCTTTGTTCTTTTGATGGATATAATCTTATTTCTAAACCTTTTTTCATAATTAAAAAATCCTATTAGTAGGACGAGTACTAATAGGATGAATCTATTTCTAGATTTTAAAATTCATTCTATTATTGAAATCTCGTCCATTACAATAATCTATATTATATTTATATAAGTTTCATTTTAATTTTTGTATTTTGTGCCAATTCATATCACCATGCTAAAGCATGGGATTTTTCTTGGCGCAGTTCTATAAATATCTTATGTGAATTTATTAAAGGTGTGATTTATGTCAATTAATGAAACATTAGCAAATACTTTCGATATTGAACTATCTGAACAACAGGTAGAAGATACATCGTCACGTATAAATGAAATTAAAACAGGTATAGCTGAACAAAAGTATACCCTTGAAGATAAAGAATATATTAGAGCAGAATTGCAATCTTTGATTGAAATCAATAGATCAGTTCTTGAAACACTCAGCGAACAATGTAAATTGGGTGCTCCTCCAAGAATGTATGAAGTATTTGCAACTTTATCTAATACAGTTTCTACAAACTTGATGTCTTTGGCTAAACTTGACCAGACTATTACTGATTATCAAGTTAAAGAATCTGATGAGAATTTGCGTAAAGAAGCAATAGCAGAACGCAAGAATGCGTTAATTTCGAAAGCAAATAACGGAAATGTACCAGCATTAACGCAAATAAATAACACATACAATTTTACTTCTAATGAAATGCTGAACATGCTTAAATCGCTGGATTTGAAGAATGAAGTTACAGCAGAAGAAGATTTACCAAAATTTGATTTACGTTAATATGAAATTTTCAAGTTATTATAAAATGTTGCATCGAGATGAATTCTTTGACGGATTCTTCTCGAAAGAAAAGGCAAAACTGTCTGAAAATTGTATTGCACATGCTGAAGAATTGTATAAAGATACATTAGAAATGCTTTGCGAATATATATTAACAGAGAATAAATTTGCATTGAGTATTATGCTAACCAAGCAGAATTCTAAAATTGCTAAGCGATTCTTTGATTACTTAACAAATTCAGACACAGTTCACATGAATAAGAATGCAATTTTAGAACGCATTGATAATTTTTTCGAAGAGGTTAAACTAGATGAAAACTATAGACGAATACTTAAGTGAAAATGTTAAACCAGTGAACTTTGATAAAGTTCTCAATGTTGGTAAAATTAACATTTTTGAAGCTGAAGATCCTATGGCTGCTGACTCAATGGGTGGTGGTGATATGGGAGGCGATCCTATGGGAGGCGATCCTATGGGAGGTCCTCCAATGGGCGGTCCAAGTGGAGATGATGCAGGCTTTGATAACGCAGAAACAAATGACGATGATGAAGAAGAATCTGAAGAAGACAAGAAATTGAAAGAATTAGATTTGGAAGGTCATGAAGATGATCCTGACGCAACTAGCGGAATTAAAGATATTGACAATGCTACACTTCCTGCAAAACCAGCTGCTGAATCCATTTATGACTTTAATTCACTATTCAAATCAATTGCAGCAGTTCGTTCTACTGCATCTGAAGAAGAATTAAAAGGATTTGATCAGATTGAAAAAGCTCTTACATTGATTGGAAATGGTAAGAAATTGAAGATGGAAGATGTTGCTTTCGATGATCCTGAAAGCTCAATGGAATTGATTAACAAAGTTGAAGAACCTTTGGATATTAAGTTGAAAAACTACATTGACTTGAAGATTAAGCAACCAATTATTCTTTACCGTGACCAGAATAAGGCTGATATTGCCGATAAAGCTGCTGAAAATGATAAGGCACGTGATGCAATTGATGCTTTAAACAAAAATACTACAGAAACAGAAGAAGATAAAAAATAATTTATGAAGTTAGCAGTAAATGATTTTTACAATTATAGACCTGCATCGCAATGGGCATTTGATGTAGCATTTTCTGACGTTTGCTTATTGTCAGAAAAGTCAAAAATAAATGGCGTTTATCAGCCTATGGCTACAGGTGTATTAACTGAAGAAGATTTACTGCGTATTAGACAATCAGTAGTAACTGTAACTCAACCAAAGTTCTCTATTACTCCTAATATCAAGAACTATGGTCATTTCGATTTTCCAATTCCGATTTACGATACTAACGATATTAGATTGACAGTAACGTTTGAAGATACAGATGATTGTCTAATTTCCTTCAAATTATTAGCAGCGTTAAGCGGAAATTTAGTCACACCTAAAGAAATACCTGTATGGACTAACGTTCATGCAGGTATCTTCATTCGTTTATACGAATACGATACTTACAATTTGGATTTAACACGTCCTAACACTAAATCTGCGCAAAGAGCAAACTATAATACAACTGCAGTTAAATATTACTACTGCAAGTTAATTGAAAATACTGAACCAAATTACAATAGAAATAGCGAAAGTCCTTCTGCTGCTACTTTGAAATTGACATTTTTGTCAGTTCCAGTGTTAACTTACACAGTTGATACAAGTGCAGTTACAGCAACTGAACCAAGTGTAGTAAATGTTACAGAATTACTTGAAAAATTCTGGGAAAATTCTAAAAATCTTGTTAAATCACTTGGTAACTTTATTGAACATGCATCAAATGATGCTTATAAACGCTTTAAGAATAGTAATTTTGCAGATTTGGCAACACAATATAAAGAATGGGCAAAACAAAAAGGTGAAAAGTACATGACACCTACATTAGCAACAATTGGCGAATGGGTGCGTAGTGCAAAACCTCTTGCTCAAGATGGTAAAGAATTCTTTACAGATAAAGCTCAGCATGTTTGTGCAGCTGGCGTTTCTTGGTCTTATGCATTACTTAGAACTTTACAAGGTGACCAAACTGCATCATACACTCCAATGGGTAATGGTAACTCTTGGGGTAAGAATGTCGAAAATATAGACAGTAATACGAAGAAAAATCAGTCATTTACTGATATTGATATTGCTAAGAATAATTTGCAAAATGGTCAATCATTTATCGTTAGAATGAAAGATAAAACTGGCGAAAATGAATTTGGTCACGTCGTAATTATTTCGAAAGACAACGCTGGTAAGCTAAATTACACATCTGATGCTATTCAAGATAATTGGCGTACTGCTTGGCAAGCATATAAAGATTCTAGCAAATACGAATATGACGTGATAGATTTGGAGAAAAATTATAATCCAAGATCAGGGTCATAAATACTAAGTAATGGCCGATTATACATACGATCAATTAAAAGAATCAATTTCTGACAATAATTTGCAAATTGCTAACTTGAAAGCGATTAATGATGGTGCAACTTATAGTCATGACGATGAACTGTATTATGAAAAGACTGGTGAAGCAGCAGGTGTAGAATTAACTGCAACTGATGTGGATCCTGAACATTTTGAAATGTTCATTTCAGAACAGGGTGCTGAAACTGAAAGAAAGCTTGGAACATTTAATGCACTAAAAAACATAGCAGAAGATACAGAAAATTTAACAATCGAAGATGTTAAAGCTATTACACGTTGGGCAAGAAACGATGATAATCGTTCAGTTAAAGACGATTTAAGACCTAATGCAAAATATCTTTATTCTACTGAACATGATAAAGACGGCGCTAGTTCACCTGACGCCGGTTACATGACATACAAGTTTGATAATGCTCTAGAAGAATCAACTCAAGACGCATTAAATAATGCAAAAGTAAATGCACCAAAAGCCGCAGATACAAAACTTGATAATAATGCAGCTGCATCAGTGAATGATGATTTTGATGTATTTGCAGATGCTAATATTGACAGTAGAAACTTACAAGCAAATTATGATGATCCCGCAATTAGCAAATACATTGAAGATTTAAACGATGATGTTGCGATAAATCATATCTTTAGCAATACATTTTATAGAATTCCGGCAGTACCGCATTGGGCATATTCAGTTGATTTTATTCCAACTACAGAATTGCTTAATTCGATTAAGACAATTGATGTATATACTTTATCAAAGTTCTTAACAAAATCTGTAATTTCATTAACTCTACCTGCTCGTGAAATGACTTCTACTGTTTCTAACTATAAAGGACTTTCAGTAGAATTACCAGCAAGAGCTAAAACTTCTGGCGAATTGTCATTTACATTTGCAGAAACAGAAAGTTTTATTATTAGTGAAATTCTAGAACAATTGTTAAAGTATGCTCGTAATGATATGTTCTATGAATTTGATAGCACAATTATTGCAAACTATCTAGCAAATACTCAAAATACTGATATTAAGCAATATGCTGACAATATTGACATGATGAATTCTGCAATTGCTGCATATAGAAAGTTCATTGAAAATTATGCACATGAATTCAACATTCTTGTTAAACTTTATAGAGCAGCAGATACTAAAGCACTTGGAGATACAAAGAAGAATGAATATCCGACATTCGTATATTTCTTCAAAGGATGTGATGTAGCAAGCGTAAAACAATTTAAATTAGATTACAATTCCGATAAACCAATTGATATTGGTGCATCTTTTATGTATCAATATTTTGAAGAAATGACATACGAGGAATACTTGTTGCGTTATGGTGGATGGAATGATGGACTTGATGATCCATTACTCGAAGCAAGTCAGGAAGAAATGATTGCTGCTGCAGAAGCGTCAAATCCTCTTACTCTTGTTACACATAGAGATGTTTATAACGTAAACTTAGAACGTTCGTAAAGTAGGTAAATATGGCAGAACAACAATATGAAGCAGCAGCAATTGAAGCAGGCGTACAGTCATTAAGCTATGTGCAATTACTTACTTTACAACATCAAATTCAAAACACTGATGGTGGTGACTATAATGCAAATTTGGTAGCTGCAGTAGAACAGCGTGCAAATAGAATTCTTGATGCAGATGCACAACTTGCAACATTAGAAGATGGAACTTCTATTAACGCTACTGACTTCTTTTATGGTAATCTTGCAGAAGAAAGTTCAAAAAATGCAGATGAGTATAATGCTGTTATTAGCGATGCGCTAAATACTATTGCAAATAATTCTAAACAAGCGCAAGAAGACTTGAACTGGTATCGTGAAAATTATGCAGAAGCACAAAACAAATTCCAAGAAGCAGCTGCAACATTCGCTAAAGAAACTGGAACTACTGAAATTTCATTTGAACAAGCAGCAAATCAATCAGAAGGTACACCAGATTGGGTTAAAAGCTTTCAAGAAGATTTAAAAGACCAATATGGTCAAGATGATTCCGGCGAAGTAGATACAAGTAATATGTCTGATGAATCTATTGAAGCTTATAAGACAATGGTTGCAATTACAAATGAAATGCAAATTCACTCATTTGTAGGTAGTGATCATGCTATTCAAAATGCTGGAATGAAAACATATGACGATAAGACTGTAACTTCTTATCGTGGTTCTGGAACAGGTGGTGAAGTAGACAATCTAGAAGGAATTGGCGAATCTGATTCTGGTTCTGGCATTGGTAAAGGCGGCAATGGAACTGGAAATGGCTCAGGCTCTGGCGAAGGTGATGGTGATGGTGATGGTTTAGAAGAACAACTTTCTAAAGCAAAATCTAGCAAGTCTGGTGATGTAGATGTTGAGTCAGTATTCTCAAAGAATCCTATCAATGACAATACTGCTGATGATATTGCTGCATATATGACTGCTATGGCGAGTGAACCACAGATAAATCATATTTTTAGCAATACTCATTATGGTGTTAATGCAGTTCCTGAATGGTCTTTCTCAGTTGATTTCATTCCTTGCACAAAGACAGTAACTTCATTTGTAAATTTGACAGAACTTAAACTGTTAACAAAAGCAATTCAAACTATTACTGCAAATGAAAAGACTGTAAACATTCAGAAGTTAAATTATCTTGGTTTATCTCATCCTTTCTTTACTAAAATGAGCCAAACACACGGCGATTTAAACGTCACTTTTGCTGAAAATGAGGAATATCAGGTTACGAGATTGTTAGTAAAGCTGCTAAAATATGGTAGTTTTGTGCCAAGTTTTCCAACTTATGAAATTGTTGATGTAGTAGATACAAATGAGATGAGAAAAGCAATTTTGAATGATACAGACTTGATCATGACACATGCACCTTCAGATGATGAATCTCCTGCTTATAAATTGAACGCTGCAGTACTTAATAAAGATACTGCAGGTGAAATTCCTGATGGAGAATTCAATAAGCTTTCAAAAACTAACAAATACTTATTTGATATCGTGTTGAAGCTGTATAGACCATGTGATGCTCATGCATTTGGTGATAACAAAAGGAATCATCCGCAATACATTTATCATTATCATAAGTGTTGGATTAAAAACTTTGGAAGTATTGAATTGAACTACAATGACGATACTTTAATTGATAGAGACGTTGTATTTTCATATCAGTATTTGACAACTAGCACATACGATGAATATCTTGCTAAGTATCTTTCTCAACCTAGAGAAGCTTCTCAGGAAGAAATGATAAATTACGCAGAAAATATTAACGACTTGCATGAATTGCCAGATTTGGATGAAGACTTTGTTGATAATACGACTATGAATCGTTCTCCTGCTCCTATGTCAGAAGGTGCAGCTAGAGATTTCGTAGAAACGTATACACCAAAAGCTCAGCCAAACCGCATGAATGGCTATAGCGATTATTTGAATAGAAAAGCTACTACAAGAGGATATTAAATCTTGTGGTCAATAATCGACCAATAATATAAATCGTAATGTAATTGTAAAGTAACAGTAAGTTTGCTGTTACTTTCATAGTTTAGTTCATCTGCGCTTAAATCAACAACGTGAACGTTTTGAAGAGTTAACTGTTTCTGAACAGCATTACTTGCATCACTAGAAAGTAAAGTAATTTCGACTTTATCGAATTGACGATATTTGTCCAAATACGCGCGTGTAAACAATTGTGAACCTGTATTTGGGTCCATGTACATCATATTCAAGACATTATACAATGGGTTATACATCGGATGTGTATTGAAACGCATTGTAATTGTACCAGTAGTGTCTCTACCAGTATTGTATGAACGACGTGAGTTCATAAAGTTTCTTGTCGAAACTGTATCTTTAAAAGTAGGAAGTTGTGTGGAAATTAGCTCTTCTGGTAAAATTTCCAAAGAGTCATTTTCAGAACCATCATAAGACAAATAAAAACGCACACCAAAACGCCAAACTTGATGAGGCGTAATAGGTGATGTCATAGCCATGTAATGAATGTTGCTTCCAATAAATGCTGCCATAATGAGTCCTTACTGATAATTTCCAAACATTGTATCTACTGCATTTGGTGGTGTTGCAGGTTTTGATTGATTTTGAGAAAATTTAGGATTAGAAAAATCAATCTAGTAGTCATAATTCTTGTTATTCCATTGTTGTGGAGCTATTGCTGGGTCTTTACGTTGATCTGCTGCTGCACCAGTTTTAGCAACACTTGGTTTTTGAACAGACGATTTAGCGATAGGTTTATTTTGTGGTTTATCTGCTTTAATAGTAGTTTGTTCATTTTTCTTAGCAATAGTTTCTTCGCCTTTCTGTTGTGTATTCACAAGATTGTTAACCAAATTGTGACTATCGATTGTTTTATCATATCCGTTTCTTGTATCGCTAACAATATCATTCAAGCTTGACATATTAGGATTGTAAATTTTCTTATATGATTCGAAAGCAAAAGTTAGTCTGTAAGTTGGTAAATCGTCAGAACCGTAATTCAATTCATAAACTTCATAATTAACTAGTCTGCAAAAACCAAATTGATAACGCATTACTGTATTGTGTAAATCATTTGATAACACATCTACTGCAATAACATCAATCCAACCGTTATCCACATATTGCATATCGTATGAGCCACCATCAGCAATATTTCTACGAATGATCAATTTTAGCAGCTTTTCGATCATAAAATCGTTAGTTTCTGCTAAAGTTAAAGTAACAGTTGGATTTTGCGAATAATCTGGCAAAATAACTTTAAAAGTATTATTGCCTACTTGATGAGATTCGACTTTATATTTGTAAGCTGGTAAATCTACATTCGTACATGTATACAATTCTAACAATTTATCGTCTACTGCACCATTTTCAAAATTGTCGTATTCGTCAGTTAAAGTACCACTTTTGTCCCACGCATTTGAAACTGCAACTTTCTTGTTTTTCTCATTACGCTGCTGCAAGTTATGCATATAAACTACATAACTATCAGTTAATTTAACTGTCTTTAAATCATAATAATTGTCAACTATCATATATAATACGTTTTATATATTTATATAGTGAAACCCGTCGCTGTCCTAAAGGGCTGGACCTTCTCTATAGCGGTTAGTTGTTCTTTATACAACAGTTCCTGATTCTATGAATCACTACTTTTAGAGTTTGCGAAGCAAACGTGTCATCCATAGTTGTATTCATATCACTTTGCTAAAGCAAAGGATTTTTCTTGACACTTTCTATAAATATATAAAACGTTATTGGAGTTAATAATTATGCAATTTAAAGAGTACGTAACAAAAGAATTAAAAGAATCAGTTTCTTTAAACGAAAATATCCAGGACTATGGATATACAACAACTTGTAAAGCACAAGCACCTTACACCGAAGCACATAGACACACATACTATGTCAATTCTTACGGTTTTGGTTGGACAGGACCTGCGTCAGATGGTTATGCACACATTCATCAAATCATTGATGGTAATGTTGTCGCAGAAGGTGATAATCACACTCACGATCTTGAACCAGCAATTAAGCGTTCATCTGATGCAGAAGCAGGCGTAGATCCAGTAAGAGTTCTTGAAGATCCTTATGTAGGTGTTACAAATACTGCAAAAGCTTCTGTAAAAAATTAAAAAGAAAAGATAATTGATGGCTACTCACTTTGCTCAAGAATTTGCTAGAATATTTAGCACTACAGGATGTTCGATCGCAGGTTATGATTGGAATCAGAACCACTATTTCGATCCGAACTCGGACTGTTATGCTGCTGAAACTGCATTGATGAGCGAATTGACTTCAGAAGCCTATAATCAGTTTGGTTTCGAAGTAGAGTACTACATTAAACAGATTTCGACTAAACGTGATAAACTTTACGGAGAAGATGCGTTAGAAAACATTGTAAGAAGATTCAAACTTTCTGTTTATACAGCAGAAGTTCCACAAATGCAGAAACAATATCAACTTCAAGGTATGTATTATGCAGACGTGGTTCAATTACAATGCTCAATTCAACACTTCAAAGAAGCTTCTGTTTTGGATTATTTGACAAATACTGCAAAATATGCAGAATACTATCCAAAAATTGGCGACTTGATGTATTTTCCGTGGAATAAAACGTTCTATGAAATTGTCAATGTAAAAACATTTTCTGACGGTTCCACATTCTTATCTGTACCAATAACGTTTGAGTTTATTCTCAAGGTATGGAAGCCAAGTCATGAAGATGTTGACATTATGCAGAAAAATGAAGATAAAATGCCAGAAGTTACTGACATTGCATCTCTTGGTGAAGCTTTAGATATTGAACTAAACGGCGTTAAAGTCGTTAGTGCTGACTTAGTTGATAAAGAAAAAGGAAAACCTTTCTCAACTTCCGGCGACGTGTTAGCAATAAATAATTCATTGAACGGATTAGATGCACCATATCGTAATGGAAAGAGCATTAACGAACCTATCTATCGTAAATCCGACTTTACGAATGATATTTTCGATCCATTTGAAAATTAGAGTATAAATACTATATTAGGAGATTAACTATTATGCCTACATTCATGAGTTTCTTAAAAGAAAATAACTTTAGCAGTTCTGACGTTTTCGATGATGAATTGGAACGTGAAGAATATGCAAATTCACACGATGATGTTTACAATATCATCAAGTCATACTTCGAAAAGACTAGCAAGAACGGTAAACAAGCTATGCACGATTTCGGTGCAGACATTGCAAATGCTTATGCTAAGTATTTGTCAGAAGAATTTATTGACGAAGAAGCATTTAAGAATGATGACGTTAAGTTGAAATATATGAATGCAATTCGTGACAAGGTTGCAGAATCTTTGAAAGAAAAGATGACTGATTTCTTTGAAGGTGCTGGTCAGACTGCTGACGAAATTCGTTTGACACTTCCTATCAAGTAAGACTAAAACGTTTATACAAACGATTTATAATTCAGGAGTTTAAATGCGCCCACATCCACCAATGCCACCTTCGCCATTTCCTCCGTACCATCAATGGTATTCGGATGTTGAACCAGCTTATGAAAAACCGGCCGAATGTGAGTGTCATTTTCCTCCAATGACAGATAATTGCATTTGTGTAACAGAAGAAGATGTTTATCGTTGGAATAGCACATATAGCTCATTTTCCGCATTGATAGATTCAGAAATTGATGTTAGTGCTATTACTTCTGCTGCTCAAGTTGCAGTTTCATCTTACTTATGGAATCAAACATATACTGCTGTTAGTTCATATTCAGGCTTATGGAATTCTGTTTCTGCAGTATCTGCAAAGACTGATATTTTAGCTGATGATTTGGTTGAACTTTCAGGTCAATTCGTAAATCACAAACATTACGTTGATAATGAAACAATTGTTGGTGATGGTACAGAAGCTTTCCCATGGCAGTTAGCAACAAGTGCTTTCTCTGGTTATACAGAAGATTATGAAAAAGTAATGAAGGCAGTCCAAGAATTAGAAAATTCGATGGATATCTGCAAAGATGACATTACTAAGAGTCTTTCTGAATTATCAGGTGGTCATTTACAAAACTTTGAGTTGATTATGCAGATTATTGGTCGTGTTCCAAATTCTGGAAACGTTCCAATGGTTTGGTCATACGAACCTGACATGCGTTCTAGTGCTTATGATTCGTTTATTGGCAAAAATACTCAAAACTGGATTTACTTTAACACATATAACAGTGAACAATAATGGAACAATCAGTCTTAAACATTATTTCGAAAGGTGAGCCATTGTCAATCGTTGCGTTACTCGCATGTATTACAATTTATGTTGTTATTCATTATCAGCGAAAGAATACTGCTGAATCTCGTGATTCAGAAATTATGGCATTAACATCTGGAATTAAAAACTTAAACAATGAATTAGCGCACACTAAATCTGCTGTTGATGATTTACAAACAGTTATAAATGAAGTAGAAATAGAAAAGAAACTTTTACAAAAAGACGTTGACTTTATTAAGTCAGAACACATTGATATAAAAACAGATATTAAAGAAATGAAGAACACATTAAATAATATGGCATTGTCGCTCGAAAGAATTGCTGCCAAGTATGATAATTGTAATGTGTCTACTACGAAAAAGGGTTAAACATGGGACTATTAAACTATATTGAGAAAAATTCTGACATTTTAACAAGTACAAGAGACAAGAATCCTTTGTTCTATATCTTAGTTGTAGGTAAAATGAAAAAAGGAATGCGCACAGTTGATCTTGAAACTGACTTTGTACTTAAACAGGCATTCCAAAAATCTGAATGGCTTTCTAAAAAGCTTGGTTCAGAAACAGTTAAAATTTTGCACGATAACTGGCTACCAGGTAACGTAATTATTAAATTCGAAGAATCTACAAAGAAGAAACCTGATGCAGTTATTAAGCAGATTTTTGAAGAAATGCGTAAATATTTGATGTCTACTGCATTATCATTTAAAGAAGCTTTGAAAATTGAATCTGCGTTTAAAGAATATGTTAACTCTAAAGAATTAGAAGATTATTACACATCAATTCACTAGTCGTGATATAAATATTATAATTGGAGATTGAATTACTATGGGACTTAAAACTTTTAAAAAATATACTGCAAAGCTTAACGAAGGCTTCTTAGATGATGATAATGAAGAAGCACTAACTGCTGATAAGTTCACTGGCGTTAAAGAAGGTGATGAAGAAAATCCATTCCCTGCTGAAAATGATAACGACGAATTGTCATTAGACGCACCTAATGATGAAAACGACGTTGATTTGTCAGATGAAATTGGTTCAGTAGAAGCTGAAGCTGATAAAACTGAAGAAGAAGATTTAGCAGACTTGAAGCTTGATGAATTGTCTGATGACGATGACATTAAGGATTCTGGTGACGAAAAAGCTGAAGAAAAGAAAGCTGAACAGGAAACTGCAGAACGTACTGCAGATACAATGGATCAGTTGAAAGATGCTATCGCAACTCTTACAACAAAGATTGAAGCTTTGACTGACAAGGTTGATAATTCTGGTGAAAATGCAGAAGGAACTGAAGGTGGTGACGAATTAGGTGGTGATCTTGGCGGAGACTTAGGCGGTGGTTCTGAAGGCGGCGACCTAGGTGGAGGCGATTTAGGTGGTGACCTTGGTGGTGAAGGCGGCGAAGGTGAAATCAGCGACAATCCAGAAGGTGGCGAAGGAACTGAAGGCGGTGAAGGTTCTAGCGAAGGTGGTGAAGGCGACCTTGGCAATGAAAATTCAAACGAAGGTTCTGATGAAGATTTCGGCGAAGACGAATCTGATAACACTAAGTCAGAAGCTTACAACTTCCATATGAAGAAAGGTAAGCTATTGAACAGCAACAGCGGTTCACTCATTGGTAAAGCTGTTAACGAAAAACTTTACGACTTAGATGAAGACTTCATGAATATAGTTAAAGCTAAGATTCGTAAATTGATTGAAGCTAAGAAGTTAGAACTACGTAACAAGAACTTCTAAGCATTACATTTTAATCTCCGTATAAATGATAATCACCGAAGAAATTCGGTGATTTTTTGTTAAAACTGCAACTTTCTCAGTTCAAAATTTTTATTTATATTTTATATCGTCAGATAAGAAAAGAAAGGATTGTATTATATCGTAATAAATAATAATTATGGAAGATATTGAAATTATTAGAAATCAACGTGATATATTGTTCAATGCGTGTAAGTCAGTCGTAAAAGATAAGAAATGTCCTGATTGGATATCTAAAGTGTTAACTACTGCTGCATTAAATGCTAAACAATTACAAAAAGATGTAGTCGTTAAAACAGAAATGCCTTTATCTACAGAGTTGAAACTTGATGCAATTGTAAAAAGTAACATTATTAAGGACAATTGTATTTATAAAATCGTAAAAGTTGGACCTGAAATTCAAGGTGTTCAGCTCTATGATGTAGTTATAGTAAAAGGTAACGCTAGTAATCCAGAAGGTAGCGTTATTCATAATGTACCAAGTACATCACTTGTTACTGCAAGTTAAATAAATTATTTACATTAATTTTCTGAATGAATGTCCATTCAGATTTATTTGTATAAGGAACGCAGAATATTTTACAGCTAGCGTTACTCATTGACATAATTTCTGGATTGAGAATGTTTATCAATTTCCAGTTACGTAATCTAATAGCAATAGCATCTCTGCGCATCAAATCTTCTTGCGATACATTTCCAAATCCTGGTAATCCATTTTTAGCAGTTGCAAATTTAAACAACTGTTTAAAATGTGTTAAATACATGTTGTTAAACTGCTTGAACAAATGACAAGTTTGATAAAGTTTTTTGTGCTTAATGTCAGGAATACCCATTCTAGAAAGAGTTTCAACTAAAATTCTTTCATCTACTAATAAAGAAATTGATAATAATTCATTATTCATAATATCACTACGTCTTTTCTATTCTCTTTTGTTGTTGAATACCGTTAACACGACGTAGCATAAATGCTTTTAATCTTTTTGCCTTTGCATTGGCATCTACTGCTCGAATTTTTGATGCTATTTTTGCTTTTCTACTCATTAAATCATGTTCTGCTTTTGAATGTCCTATTTCAATGCTTTTACCATTTTTGAGTGTACGTACTTTCAAATTTTTCTTATCTGTTTCATAGTGAGATTGTCTCACTTTACCGTCGTGAATATCTCTTCCGACTTTATGCAAAGTTTCATTTAATTCGTGTTCAACGTATTCTGAAAATTTCATATTATATTTATGTGTGTGTACAGTTGAACATTATGTTATTATATTATTCACATGAAAAATTTGACAAAAGAAGAATTATTGAAACTACAACAAAATTATGCTAAAATTTTCATCAATTCACGTTATGACTTCGTAGCAAGTCCTAAGTTCGAGTTGTATGATGCTAAAAATAATTACAAATAATTTTTGTGTACAAACGAATTTGAATTATTATACTTTAATTACTAACAAAAACAATAAATCCACAAAAAACAAAAGGTAAAAAATCAATATGATTAGTCCTATCGTTATCGGTGTTGGAGCAGCCATTGTGATCCTTATCATTCTCTTCTTTATGTCCTATGTGAAGGCACGTCCGGATGAGGTGGTTCTTGTTTCAGGTATTCGAAAGCAGCCAAAGGTCATTCGTGGTCGTGCTGGTTTAAGAATCCCATTCCTTGAACGTGCTGATAAGCTGTCATTGCAGCTGTTGAATATCGACGTCAAGACTGCTAATCCAGTTCCAACGAATGATTATATTAACGTTACCGTTGATGCTGTTGTTACTGCTAAGATCGGTGATGATGAAAAATTGATCCAAGCTGCATCTCAAAACTTCCTTAATAGCGACGTTGAAGCAATTCGTGCAAAGATTGTCGACATTCTTGAAGGTAATATGCGTGAAATTGTCGGCCAGATGCAACTTGTTGACCTTGTAAGTGACCGTAAGCAGGTTAGCGATAATGTTTTGTCAAATGCTAAGCCAGACCTTGAAAGACTTGGTATTGTCATTCAGACGTTCAATATTCAGAACTTCCGTGATGAACAGGGTGTCATTGAAAATCTAGGTGTTGATAAGACCTCTGCTATTCGTAAGGCAGCTGCTATTTCGAAGGCTAATGCAGAACGTGACATTCTTGTTGCTCAATCTAAGGCAAAGCGTGAAGCAAATGATGCTG